TTCCTCGGCCCATGCGTGGGCTTCCTCCTCGCTCAGGCCGTACCGGGCGGCGAGGTAGCGGCAGCGGGGCACAAGGCCCGCAATGGCGTCCTCCCGCAGCTGGTTTGTGCGTTCCTGCTCACTGACGATGTAACTGTCGTCCCAGTTGACCGAGATGCTGGACTCCGGGTCCACCGGTGCGCCCAGCAGGTTCTTTGCCGCCCACAGGATGGCCCGCAGAATGCCGATCAGCGCCGTTTCAATGGGGATCTGGTTCTTGTTAGCGCTCTGCACAAGGTCCTGCCGGCTGCCGGTGTACTCGGTGGCGGTGGCCACCTTGCCCAGCTCAAAGCTGTACTGGTGACAGCCCAGACCGCACTTGAAGCTGAACAGATCCAGCATATCCTGCACGGCCCGGTGGTTGTCCTCGGTGCGCAGATCCGGGTTGTACTCGTGCCACTCCGGCGCGGCATCCAGACTGGCTTCCTTGCCGGGCAGCGAGAAGAACTGCTGTGTGCTCATGTCGTCGGGCGGGATGTAATGCGGCTGGCCATCGGCACCGATCACCACCTTGCACAGGCTGCGGTCGTAGAAGATCTTCTTGCCGCCAAGGTAAAGGTCCTGCCGGTAATTGTCAAAGGCAAGGTCTACGCCCTGCGCGGCGTCCAGAGCTTCCGCGAACACGGCCATGCCCAGACCCGTACCGCCGTCGATGTTCTTCTCGGCGGCAGGGGAAAACAGGCTGAACCACGGCGGGGAGCCCTCCGGCTGCAATTCAGTCACCGTACCTACAGGCGCTTTGCGCGGCGTGAACACCGGTGCACCGTCCTGACCCTGACCGATCTCAAACCATTCGTTGGTGATGGTGTACCCGCCGTCCCTGACCGTGTGGGTCTGCAGATAGGCGCAGGGCCTGCCGTCTATCAGACATTCCGATACAAATGCGGCTTCGGTCACGATGCCGCGCTCCACGCTGATGGGCAGGATGCAGGATGCCGGGTCGTAGTCCAGTACGATGCGGGCATCCGGGTCTGCTTCCAGCTGGCCGTCTGTGCCCTTGATGCCCTCCACGCTCAGTACGAAGGCCCCGGTGCCGGACCAGTAGGCTTTTTCCACCAGCTTGTTGGCGTTCTCCCAGAAATGCAGCTGCCGCAAAAGACCGCCGGTCTGCTGTTCATTGCTGCCCAGCAGGTAGGCAGCGGTGGCGGCGTCGCCGATCTGGAAGGTGGTCTTGTCGTTGAGCAGCAGATTTGCCCAGTCCTCGCACACGCGTTTGGGCATCCGCAGGGACGCCCGGCGGCGCTTGTGTTCGCCGTCCTCTCGCGTGATCTTAATATTATGCACGCTGGGGACATAGCCCTGCCACCACTGCCGCCATTTTTCAATTTTGGCATAATAGGAGGCGTCGATCTGCAGGCCCTTGGTTTTGTTCAGGTATTCAATAAAAGCAGCAACGTTCATCTTGCAGTCAGTCTCCTGTAATCGCGTTCGATGGTGTACTCGAAGGCATCGAGGGTGTCAATGTCGGTGGTGCCGTCGTCCAGACGTTCATCCACGCCGGGGTGCTTCTGGCTCCACAGGGCGCTGGCAAGGGCGTCCCGCAGGGTGGCAGCCTCCGGCATATACCAAAAGCGCCCGCCGCCCATCAGGATGGACGTCAGGCGGATGCGGTCGATGATCTGGATCTTGGCGGAGTTGTTGACCCGGTCAGCCAGCCAGCTCAGGCGGGAGGTACGCAGCCGGGTGCGGATGTGATTGATCAGCGTCTGTTCGGCGCTGTCGCAGAAAAGATAGTGGATCTCGCCGTACCGCGCGAACACGGCGGTGCAGAACTCAATGAGCTGCGCGGCAAGGAAGTCTGCATCCTGATTCTTCGGGTCGATGCGGGCGGATGCCAGACCCACGACCCCCGCGTAATACGGCAGGATACCGGTGGCCACGAATGCGTGCCGGGAGCCATTGCCGCCGAAGTCCACCCCGATGTGGATGCGCCACGGGCGGCAGGGGTTGTCCGCAGGCCAGAGGAAACGGCCATTCCCGGCGGCAATGCTGTCTGCAAAAGGGCGGTAGATGATGCCGCCCGCTGCAGCCCACTGGCCGAGGATAAAGCGGTTATAGTAGACCGTGCCCGCGTACTCCTTTTTCAGCTGAGCCACGAACTCCGGCGGCAGAGTGGGGTTGTCGTCGATGGTGTAGGCCTGACAGTAGATATCCGCGTCGCTGTCCAGAAACTGCTTGAACCAGTGCTGTGGGTTATCCGGGTTGCAGGTGCCGTCAAAATGGCTGTGCGGACAGGACAGACGGCTTTTCAGCATCTGGAACACGCCCTCGTCCCATGTGGTGATCTCGTCCCCATAGGCGTACTCGAAGGCTGCACCCTGAATGCGGGCAATGTGCTTTTTGTTGTCGGCACCCAGCACGTACACCTTGCGGCCGAACAGCTGCACGATGTTGCCGGACGCCGAGGTGCGCACCACGCCCACAAGCTCCGGACCCCAGAGGGCCCGCATGGGCTCCAGCACGTTGCGCTCCAGCGTGCCGAGGGTGTTGCCCAGCATGACGCAAAGGCCCTCGTCCCGGGCCGCGCAGATGCGCTTGGGGATGGTAACAGCGCAGTCCAGATAGGTCTTGCCGGAGCGGGTGGCCCCAGTCTTGACGTTCCAGCGGTGGGAGCAATTGCGAAGGAACTCCTGCTGAAACTCAGTCAATGGCACTGTCCACACCTCCCAGCAGCTTGCGGGCAGCTTCCAGTGCATCCGCTGCCGGGTCCTCCTGCACGGTCTCCTCACCCAGCATCTTCAGCAGCACGCCTGCCGCCCGGGCATCACCGCGTTTCGCGGCTTCAGTAATGCCCATGACCACCGACATCTGATTGTCGATGTCCTCATTGTCCACCTCATCCCGCAGCAGGGCATTCACCCGGCGGCGGTCGGTCTCCGGCAGGCTGAGATAGTAGTCCGCCGCTTCTTTCATGCTGCGCTTGCGGCGGCGGGCCGCACCGGAAGCAATGCCGCCCTTCTGGGCGATCTGTCTCTGTTCGCTCTCCGTTCGTTCGTTGAACGGGATGAGATTTTCTTCGTTGGCCACGTCACCACCTCTCTTGCCGTAAAATCAAAAAGCCGCCCGGAAGATCCGAACGGCGGGATATAACAAAGAAACCCGGCTGATGCATTCAGGCTGTTGGTCGGGAAAGGTGATCCTCTGTGTCAGCCGGGCAGCACAAAGCCCGCAGGATTGAAGGGAGTAGACCTTTCCTGCGGGCTTCGGCATTTTAAATTTTAGCAGGGGTTGACAGTATTATCAAGTCCGGTTCGCTCCGGTTCAGTCCGGATTTTTGATCTCCAGTCTTTTTATGGCCGCGCTGTGGCGCTGGAACATCTGGCTGCGGGAAATGCGGACGTTGACCGCGATGTCCGGCCAGTCCTCCAGCAGGATGTACCGCCGGAACAGGATCATGAAATCCACCTCGTCGTCCAGCTGGCGGAACACCTCCATGATCTCGGCCCGGATGGCGTCACACACGGCAGACTGCGCCTCAGCGGCCCGGCGGGCCTCGTCGATGCGTTCCACACTGCGGGGCAGAGCCTGTCCGTCGCCGCTGCCGCCCGGCACAGGGGAAAAGCGCTGGGTGGTGTGGGTGGCGTCGGTCTGCAGCGTGGCCAGCTCGTCCAGTTTGAGCAGCTCGAACCGCTTGGCCGTCCGGTACCGCCAGAGCCATGCCTTTTTCTCTTCGTAGGTCATTACAGTTCCTCCACCCGGACGAACACGCCGCAGGGGTCCGACCAGAATTTCTCCACGATCTCGCTGCACACCTGCGCGTCATCGGCCCAGAAGTGCAGGCGGGTCATTTCGTCCTTGAGGGCCTTTTCCAGATTGTCGGTGTCCGGCTTTGCGGTGCGCCAGCTGCCGCTTTTGCGGCCCTCGGCAGGGAAGCACCACTTGACCAGCAGACGCACCGGCTGGCCTGCGGGGATGGGTTTTTCCGGCGCGTGGGGTGCCAGATGGGCGTGGAGCTTGGCACGGGTCTGTTTCAGTTCCGGGCTGTCGTGGAGCACCGCGTGCGGCTGCCCGCCCTTCATGTAGGCGTGCAGCTGTTTTGCGTTGTGGGTGGTGGTAGGCGGCTGCATGGGGAGAAAGAATTGCATGTACATGGGGTTCACCTCGTTTTTCTTTTTTCAGGTTTTAGCGTCAACGTGATGGGGAGGGTTCCCCGAATGGATGGGGGCTGTGGTCGCCCCATCCTTCGGGAGACCCCATCACAATTGCAGTTGCAGTTTTAGCTATTATATATAGGCTATTTTGCACTGCAAAATCTGCAGTCATAGCGGCTATAACTGCAAAATTGCAGTTTTTCGTGTCGTGCAAAATAGCGGCTATTTCTGCATTTTTACAACAAATTGTAATCGGACTTATTACGGTTTGTTTAACCTACGCTGCCGGGCTCCTTGCGGCCCACTTTCTCGCCATCGATCCAGAAACGTCCGTCATCTTTCAGCCGCGTCTTGATGGTGCGGGGCTTCAGGTCCATGTACTCAGCCAGCGCATAGACGGTAACTTCGCCGTCCATCATGCAGGCTTCAAAGGCGGTGTCCAGTTCAGCCTTTTTGTCCTTGGTCACCTTGCCTTTATCGCCCCAGCGCTTGGCGGCACCGCGGCTGCCCAGCGCCCGGAAATCGCTGTCCGGCTGCAGGTCCTCCAGCAGGCCGGTGTCCGGCTTGTGCACGGGGTAGTCGAACCAGAGGTTCACCGGGTCGAAGCGGGCAAACTCGCGCAGGGTGCCCTCGATGCGCCATGCGGTCATGCCGTCGGCCTGCTTCTGAGCGGCGGCCACTTCGGCATCGATGGCCCGCAGGTCGGCCATGCCAAGGTGTTCTTTGGCAATGGTCAGCATCCGGCTGCGGCTCAGGACATCGTCCGGGCCGTAGGCATCGGCATGACCGCGCTTGTCCAGCATGGCCTTGATGACCCGGCAGGCGGCTTTGTTATGCAGCTGTTCCCGGATGGCATCGGTGGGCACCAGCTCGGTCATGTCCAGCATGGCATCCGGGTCGCGGGCGAACACGCCGGAGCCGGATGCGCGGTCCATGCTGCGCTTGCCGCCCTGGGCACCTTTTGAGTGGTGGTGGCAGTAGATCACGGCACAGTCCAGCGCACGGCACACAAGGTCGAACTGGTTGCAGAACTTTGCCATCTGGTCGGCAGAGTTCTCGTCGCCGGTGATGACCTTATAAATGGGGTCGAGGATCACGGCGGTGTAGCCTTTTTTCTGGGCCCGGCGGATGAGCTTTGGGGCCAGCTTGTCCATAGGCACGGACGCGCCGCGCAGATTCCAGATGTCGATGTTCCGCAGGTTCTGCGGGGGCAGACCGAGGGCAGTGTACACGTCCTTGAAGCGGTGCAGGCAGGAGGCCCGGTCCAGCTCCAGATTGATGTACAGTACCTTGCCCTGTGCGCAGGAGAACCGGCCCAGCCACGGCCTGCCTTCGGCGATGGCGATGCACAGCTCGATGAGGGCAAAGCTCTTGCCTGCCTTGCTGGGACCTGCCAGCAGCATCTTGTGGCCCTTGCGCAGCACCCCGGTGATGAGGGCATCGGCCAGCGGGGGCAGGCTCTCCCAGTCGTCGGCCAGACTCTCGGTCTCGGGCAGCTCGTCGGTCTCCGCTTCCAGCCAGTCGCGCCACTCGTCCCAGCAGGATTTCCCGATGTTCGTTTCCAGCAGGGTCTGCCGTTTGTCACCGCGCAGGATGCCGGGCATCCGGGAAAGGCGGGAAGGGTTGCGGTTCTGTTGGTCGATGGTCAGGCCGTTTTTCTGGCAGGCGGCGTAGAGATAATCCACCCGCCTGCGGTACTCGGCATAGTCCGGGGCATCCACCCTGACGATGGCGTGGACGCTCTTGCCGCCGGAGTAGACCAGCGCGGCACAGGGCAGTTCCAGCTGCCGGATGATGGCCTGCTGCCTGCCCAGCTCCATGTTGTCACACTCCACGAGGGCGTAGCGGAAGTCGGTCACGTTCTCGTTGCGGCGGCCTCCGCCGTCCATGGGATTGAAGCAGATCCACGCACCGGCTTCGGGGTTGTAGTCGCCAAGGGCAGCACCGATATCATCGCCGTAATGGTCCAGCTCCATGATGAGCTGCCCGGCGGTCAGCTGACAGGAGCAGCCGTTGGGGGCAAAGCGCCCGTCCTCCTTCCGGTAGCTCTCGGTGACG